ATATGAAAGGAACTGTGCTGCGGTATACCAATACTCATAGTTCGAGTCATTGGGTTTACCAAAACGTTCAACTAAATCCCTTTCATTAGAAATATCAATTACTTCTTCAACGGGACCGAGTTCAAAGGGTGCAGCAAGCACACCTACGTTCGCGGTGGATAGTGTAGTGATAGTTGTCAGGTCCCTTTCCTGTACAACTACACCTGGCGATGATTGATTGGCTGCCATGTTTAAAATTCTCCTAGAGTGATTCCAACATCAGATGTCTAGGATTATTTATATTTTTGAAACGTTACCTAAACTCCCACATATAGGATTTATCCCCATACTCCGCGACTTTCCACACATCGCCCTGTGCGTCTGCAAAATACTCATCATCCATTCCGTCATTGATAAATCCAAACGGAGCCATGTCTTGTTCGATCGCATCTCTTTGATCTTCATAAATGCGCTGCCGCACATCATTATCATGCATCTCTTTGAAGTAAGGTTGCATTGCCATCCAAGCAAAGATAACTAAGCACATTGCCAAGTCATCATTACATCCCTCTTCCGCTTGGAACGTTTGTCCCTTTGCAATAAAAGTTGTTAACTCTGCGATAGTGTCGTAATCATTTATAAGAAGTTTATCATCCTCAATTAATGCTTTTAGATTAGAACACCCAACCTGTTTTGCTGCAGTTGACATCTTAATTCCAAGTTGAGTTTTCTTACCAGAAAATCCTTGACCTAATTGTTGTCCTGCGCGACCACGCATAGAACACATCAACAGATTCTCATACTCTAGATCATATTGAATGATGTCTGCAACCTGACCACCAATATCATTTACCTCACATAAGATGTATGCATTATTATAATTCTTCGCTACATCAGTAATAATATTGGGTAAGACAATAGGTTTTATTTCATTGTTCTTATATCTAGCAACCATTTTATATGGGATGGTGGTTGTATCCATCACAGTGAATGCTGAATAATCACTACCCACACCACGAGATACATCAACAGTGATAACGTAATTGTGTTCAGGAATTGCCTGTTCAAATACTGCAAGACCTCTATGTTCTTTTGTAGGATCATGATATGGCATGATTCTCAACTTACTAGGAGAAATCAATGTATCAACAGATCCTAAGAACTCACATTCAAACTCAACACGAAACTGTTGTTCTGATGTGTTCTTAATAGTTTGTTCTTTCCATACCTCATCTCTACCTGGCACTTCTGACCAGTGAACTTCTGTAGGTACATATTCATTCGTTCCACGCTCTGCATCATGCCAGAGTTTGTAGAACATATTCATCCCGTGAGGGGTAGAAATGATAATGACTTTTGTGGACTTACCAGAAGAAATAGTAGGATAGACAGAACTAAAGAACTGATCAGCAATGTGATTCGGAATGAACGCGAATTCGTCCAGAAATATGACGTTAAAAGACATACCCCTGACAGCAGAAGCGGAAGTAGAAGCAGCCATGATTTTACTGCCGTTTTCAAGTTCCAAAGAACCTCTGTTCCATTGGAGGATTCCTTGCTGGAGCCACTTGGGGAGGTTTTCATATGATAGTTGTAATCTTTGCAGCATCTCTCTTGCAGTTGCTGCTTTGTTTGCCAAGATTGCTACGTTAACATTTGGATTGAATAGTACATACCAAAGTAAGTATGAAGTAACAATAGTGGACTTACCACTCTGTCGTGGTAGTTTTGCAATATTAAATCTGTGATCATGAAATTTAGATACCATCTCTTCTTGAAAATGATACATGTCAAAAGGTATCAGACCTTTGTCAAGAGAAACGATCTTAATGTAGTTTTTGATAAAGTAGACTGGATCTTCTGAGCACTTCAATACCTCAGCAACCTCATCTGGTGTGAAGTCAATTGCTGTATTTGCCTTTTTTAAATTAGGATTACCGAGATACTGATCGTTATTACTCATCTAGATATTTTTTAATTACTTCAAGTTGGTCATGGTAACGTGCCATCTCATCTAATTCTTTTTCTACTGCTTCGATAACATCAGGATGCTCACCGATACCAACAGGGTGATTGAGATAGATTTCTACGTTTGCTTTATGCTTGGCGATATGCCCAGTAGCGTGTGCTTTGAGAGCACGAATTAGTTCAGGTCTCATAGTAGTGTTCCTTTTGTTCTGCGGATTTCACGGAGTTCTTCAAAGTTTTTTTGCTTGGTGCCTCCGTCATACGCCCAAGCATAACCTTCTTCAATCATTGCTTCGTTAAGGGATAACTCTGCATCCCCAATATATAACCATCCTAAGAGACGACCATATTTGCCCATACCACCAACAAGCTCAGTGCGTATAACAAGATCATCATCCCCAGAAATGGCACCTTCCAATTTTTCTTTGATCCAGTTGGTTGCGTCAATTCCTAACTCCTTTTCTTCGAGGTCCCTTGTTCTTTTCTCTGGCGTATCAACTCCTGCAACTCTAACTCTTTCTTTCTTGTATAGATCAAACCCGAGATCAATAGTAACGTCAATAGTATCGCCATCAACTACCCTGTTTATCTCGATCACTCGGAAGTTGTAACAACTCTTCCGACTTGGTGGTGTCATCGCTCCCATGAGATTCTCGTTTATCAATGCCTAGTATATAGACAATGACATAGAAAACTCCTATCAGAAGTATCATAATCGAGATGATGACACTCCAGACAGGATCGTTTAAGTTCTCGTGAGATCTAAGTATGAGGTTCATGTGCGAAGGGTTCCCAATGCTCCCACCCATACTTATGTACTAAATGCATACCGATTATAGGAACAAACACCAATAAGAAAGATAGTGTGCCTATTCCTATCGGATTATTAAGTGTAAGTGCTGCTATGTGTCCTACCTTGTGTGCTATGCTGGATAATCCCATTTGGTGATTTGCTCCGTTTTGTGCATTGGACCCCAAATATTTTCATGATAAAGATATGGTGTAGTACGAATTGTACATTTTTCACCAGTACAAAGAAGATCGTCAACAATCCTCCATGATTCTAATACTTCTTCTGAATGAACAAAGTTGGATTGATCTTGATGAATTGCATCATAAAGAAGTTTTTCATATCCATCAACTGCTCCATGAGGATATTTATGTGTCAAGGTCGCTGTTTCAACTTTATTTTGCAGTCCTGGTGTCTTCATATCCATACGAATATCAAGGTGGGGATCTGGTTGTAGTCTAATAACAATACGATCATTAAACTCATGTCCCTCAAACAAACCAATCGGAGGTGCTTTCAATTTGACAACAACTTCAACACACTGATATGGCATCTTTTTACCAATCATATAGTAGAAAGGTACGTCTTTCCATCTCCAGTTATCAACATATAAATCGCCAGCAACGAAAGTAGGAGTTTCACTATCAGGATTTACTCCCTCTTCCTCTCTATATCCAATATATTGTCCCGCAACAAATTTGTTACCTAATCTAGTTGCTGCTAATACTTTAGTTTTCTCTCTACGAACTTCAGTAGCAGTCAAACGGCAAGGTGCTTCCATAGTGGTAAGTGCAAGAACCTGAAGCATATGGTTCTGCAACATATCACGAACAACACCCGATCCATCATAATACTGAGATCTACCTTCACACCCAATAGTTTCAGTTGCGTATATCTGCACTTCTTCAATATAATCTCTATTCCAAAGAGGTTCTAGTATTGTATTGGAGAAGCGAGTTGCAAGAATATTACTGACAGTATCTTTACCAAGATAGTGATCAATACGATAGATTTGTTTCTCTCTAATATGTGTGGAGATATTTCTCTGCAGATTCTCAGCAGATTTTAAATCAGTACCAAAAGGTTTTTCGATAATAACTCTAGATCGATCTGGATCATCCATCAATCCAAATTCTTTTAAATTTTGTACTGCAACATCATATGTGCTTGGTGGCACAGATAAAAAGTATGTTGCATCTTGTAAGACTGGTAGTTTTCTAAGTGAATCAATATCACTCAAATCACAAGAGACGTAATCTAATTGATGAAGAAACTCTTCAGGATAATTTTCTCCACCAATTTCTTGACGCCATTGTTCAGGAGTTCTTTCCCTACGGGCGGCACCAGTAATTATATAATTGTCTGGTAGAAGACCTTTGTCCCAAAGTTTATATAATGACGGTATTAGTTTCCGTTTACACAAGTCACCAGTTGCACCAAAGATAATAATGCCTCTAGTGAGCAGTTCCATTTCCTTTGTAGTCATCAGATTCGTAATAGTTATTTTCTCCTCTATATCTACCATATGCGAGGGTGGTACATACAAAGGGTATTGCAATCCATAATAAAAAGTCACTTAGGTTCATGATCCTTCATCCCATCATGGTTACCATCACCTGGTAATTTGCCAAAGGCAAGGTATTCGATTGCTTGCATTGATCCTTCTAGACGTTTTAAATCATTTTCGATTTTAACATACTCTTCATACCATCCTCTGATTTCATCTTGTCTGGCAGCGAGTTGCATTGTGCGTTTTGTAAAACGCTGAATTAATTGTTCGTAATTTTCAGTTTGTTTCATCGTACATTATGTCCTCCAAACATATAACGCATCCCATTTAGGATACGGTTTCCAAATTCACCCAGATGTCTTGAGTTGAATCTCTCAAATAGTGCAGCAGAGATAACAGGTGTAGGAACACCAAGATCTACAGCAGCGTGTAGAGTCCAACGACCTTCACCAGAGTCTGATACTCCTCCATCAAATTTACTTAGGTCATGATCATGGCGGAATACATCAGCAGTAAGGTCAAGTAACCAACTACCAACAACACTACCACGACGCCAAAGTTCTGCTACTTCAGCACAGTCAATATCGTATTCATAATCTTTCGGATTTTCCATCGGAGCCACCTCAGCATCACCTTCCTTGGTGTAATTGGAACCAAGATTACCATGATGCAAGATATTAAAGCCCTCGGCGTATGCCTGCATGATGCCATATTCTACTCCGTTATGAACCATCTTTACGAAATGACCTGCGCCAGGTCCTCCACAATGTAACCACCCATACTCAGCAGATGTTGATGTGCTGTATGGATCTGTGCGGGGCGCAGCGGATAAGCCAGGTGCGAGGGCTCTGAAAATGGGGGCACAGACAGATACTGCGCCAGTTGCACCACCAACCATAAGACAGTATCCACGCTCCAGACCGTAAACTCCACCACTAGTACCGCAATCAATATATTGGATGCCAAGTTTAGAAAGCCTTTCTGCTCTTTTGCGAGAATCTTTAAAGTTGCTATTGCCATGATCAATAACAATATCCCCGTCGCTAAGTAATGGTAGTAACTCATTTAGTGTTTCCTCTACTAATTCTGCAGGGATAACAAGTTGAAAAACACCTGGTGCTTTTCCAATCATACCCTCCTGATTGTGTACTACTTGAACAAGGCTTTCCAGAGAAGTGGCAACTCCACTGACATAACCCTTTTCAAATGATTCTTGAGCTTTAGCATAGTTTCTCCTATAACCCCAAACTTCGATACCTGCTTTCATCATGCGACGAGACATACCCTCGCCCATGCGTCCCAATCCAATAATACCTACTTTCATAATTCAAGTTGCGAATGACCTTGCTGCCATCTGACGGCGTTTTAATTCGTTTGCGATCTTACCGAGTTCATTATATGAAGCATCGCCACACACAAAATGGTGTTGACGATGTTCCACTGCTTCGATAATTTTACTGTAATCCTGTTTTGTAAAATCAGGGAAAAAATCTTTTGCCACTAAGGTTCCTCTTTAATATCCTTGACTTATGTATCAAGGTGTTATAAGTGAATGTTTAA